ATTCCCGACATTTAAAAAAATAAAATCACCTCAAAGTGATTTTTTTGTTTACAAACACTAATTTTTAGTATATAATAATTATATACAATTGAAAAGGAGTAGTTTTGTTATGGGTATATTTATTGGAAAGCACGGCAGATCTGACAGTTTTGTTGGAAGATTTGATCCTACCAATCCTTCAGATATAAGAGAATACGAATTAGTAAAAGCTGTCGTACGATCGGTTAATTCTAGTAGTAAAAGAAAATTCAGAGTTTGCAAAAGAGGAAGAAAACCAATATATGGATATGTGTGGGGCGGTAATCCTAAAGGTGGAATAAAGAATGCTAAACTTTGGGATGTTTATATCTACAAAAAATCTTTACCATATAACGTTGAGATGCAACTAAATATAATTTCAAACTGGCCAGAGGAATAATCATGATCATTATGGATTACAGCGGCATTGCATTGGCAAGCATTATTATCAATAAGACGTTTGAAGAATCTCTCATCCGTCATATGATACTCAATTCTATTAGAATGTACCGGTCTCGATATCTTGAAGAATACGGCGAGATAGTATTGGCTTGTGATGGTCCTAACAACTGGCGTAGGTCAGCTTTTCCACAGTATAAAGCTAATAGAAAAAAAGGTAGGGACGAATCTACTTTCGATTGGAACGAAGCTTTTAGAATCTTACACCTTGTAAGAGAAGAAATCAAAGAAAACTTTCCGTACAAAGTCATTCACATAGATCAATGTGAAGCCGATGATATTATTGGTACACTAGTTAATCTTAAATCAGATGTGCCGATTGGACCGGAACCAGTCATGATTGTTTCATCAGATCGAGACTTCGTTCAATTACAAAAGTTTCCAAACGTAAAACAGTATTCTCCTATCTTGAAAAAAGAGGTTGTTGAATCTAATCCTAGATTGTTCTTACAAACTCATATTATCAAAGGTGATAAAGGAGATGGTGTACCAAATATCTTATCAGAAGATAATGTATTTGTCGAAGGCTTTAGACAAACTCCTATGTCTAAAAAGAAGATAGATAATATTATTGAAGATTTAGACGATGGAGAATTGCTGTACGCAGCTTCTTGGTATAGGAACTATTGTAGAAATAAAAAATTGATAGATCTTACCGAAACTCCTAGCGATCTAAAACGTCAGATTATAAATAGTTTTGAGGAACAAGATCCATGGTCAAACAAAGGTAACGTGTTTCCATATCTAGTTTCAAAAAATTGTAATGAATTGATAAAAAGTGTACAGGAGTTTGTATGATGAAACAGTATGTTTTTGAAGTTATCGAAGAAGCTGCTAAGCAGCGAAATCGAGATGGTAAAGTAAAAGTCTTAAAACAAAATGAGTCTTGGGCATTGAAGGATATTATACGAGGTTCAATGGATTCTAAAGTAGAATGGAACTTACCTGAAGGTTCCCCACCATATCAAGCATCCGCAGCTCATAACCACCCTACAAATCTTCTAAGAGAAAATACTAAATTTAAGTATTTAGTTAAAGGTGGTCCTGGGGATAAAATGCCAAAATATAAAAGAGAACAAATTTTTATAGGTATGCTTGAAGGTGTACATCCTGAAGATGCTAAGCTTGTCGTCTCGATGGTTAACAAGAAAAAAATAACAGGCATCACACGCCCGGTTGTAGAGGAGGCTTTTCCAGGGTTGCTTAAAGACTGACTCTATTTCCAGAAAGGACAAGAATGGTACTTGCACAACTTGAAAGATTACAAAAAGATTCCAGCGATTTAGAACTTTACGCTCTTAAACTTAAAAAGAGAGGAAGAATACAACAAATGGAAAACATCTTAAGAAAAAGAGATTATGTAAGGGAAAAAATCAAGTTGATAAAAAGTCCGGAGGTTCAATATTCTACTTAGTTAAAAAAATAAACGTTTACAATTATTGAATAATATGATACTATATAATGATAATAAGGAATTGATATGAATATTTTTATACTTCATGAAGATCCAGTCGTTGCGGCTCAGATGCTTTGCGACAGACACGTTCCTAAAATGATCGTAGAGTCTGCGCAAATGTTAAGCACTGCGCATAGGCTACTAGATGGTGTACCCGAAAAAAGACCGTCAAAGTCAGGAAAGACTATACAAACTTACTACGCGTTTGGAGACGAACGCGATAAATTGTATTATGCTGCTGTTCATAAGCATCATCCTTGTACCACATGGACTATGGAATCTTCTCAAAATTACAAATGGCATTATAAACATTTTTACGCCATGGGCCAAGAGTTTACTTATCGAAGAGAAAAGTCACATAAGACTATTGAATTGCTAGGTAAGTTGTTATCTAAAATTCCAGAAAATATACCACATGGTCCACTTACTCCGTTCGCTCAAGCAATGTCACACTATCCTATGTGCAAGGTTGATGGCGATGCGGTAAAAGCATATCGTAATTATTATCACGTGGCTAAAGATTTTGCTGTTTGGGAATGGAAAAGACCAGCGCCTAGCTGGTGGGAGGGATATAAAGGTGCCAGTTTATACAGTTAGAAGAAAAGATGGAGAAGAAGAATGGGATATAATGTGTTCTCACGAAGAGGCAAAACAAACATGTGAAGAATACGGTCTTGTCATTGTTCCTAAATTTCCTGCCATAGTCTCTGGTACAGGAAGCTTAATCTCTAAAACAGACGATGGATGGAAAGAAAATCTTAAAAGAATAAAATCAGGAGCTGGAAAAGGTAATACTATAAAAGTATGAGCAAGCAGTCTGTAAAATTTGAAGATTTAATTGAGATTGAACCTATAACTACAAATCAAGTTAAAGCATTTGATGCGTGGGCTGATGGAGACCATTTAGTTTTAGCTGGTTCTGCTGGAACTGGTAAAACTTTTATAGCGTTGTACTTAGCGCTACAATCAGTTTTAGAATCATATACTTCTTTTAATAAAGTAGTATTGGTTCGATCTGTAGTTCCAACTCGAGAAGTTGGATATTTACCCGGCGATATTGGGGAAAAGGTAGAACCTTTTGAAGCGCCATATAAAAATATATGCTTAGAATTATTTAGAGATACAAATTCTACTTATAACAAACTTATAAATAGTCATCAGATGGTATTTAATACCACATCTTTTATTCGTGGAATTACTATAGATAATGCCATAGTCGTAGTAGACGAAATGCAAAATCTTAATTTTCACGAGTTAGATTCTATAATAACTCGCGTAGGGCGTGATTGCAGAATAATCTTTTCTGGAGATTATCACCAGTCAGACTTTAAGGACTCTTATGAAAGAGATGGAATACAGAGATTCTTAAGAATAGTCGAGCAACTAAAGAACTTTAGTGTAATCACGTTTGGATGGGACGATATTGTAAGATCTGATTTTTTAAGAGATTACATCATGACAAAAGAAATGTTAGGAGTAAAATGATGACGGAATGGTTTTTTATAATAGTAACATTCGTTCTAGCCAATCCACTACAAGATTCTCGTTCACTGTATGTATTTACGCAGCCACAATTTGAATCATTGGAACAGTGTATTGGTTACGTTGAACAAAATAAAAATAAAATCTTTTACATAGCTGCAGATTCCTACAAGTTTCAGAAACAGCCTGAAACTATATACTGTACACCACAAAATGTATTAGGTGAAATGATTAGGGAAGGATATAAAATACAGCAAAATGAAAAGAGTATTTGAGCATGAAAAAATTGATGTTGGATATAATGATTTGGACGCAGACACAACCGATACTGGTAGGACATACACTGCTCCTGATGGTTCTTCTTATCCTAGCATTACCACTGTTCTTGGAGTATTAAGTGAAGACGCAATACGTGCATGGCGAGAAAGAGTTGGCGAAGACGAAGCTAATAAGATTAGCGGCAGAGCTAGTAATCGCGGTACTCGTGTACATAGCATTGTCGAGCGGTATTTAAAGAATGAAGATACAACAGACAATCTCCCTCATATTAGGCAAAGTCTTGAAAACTTGCGGCCAATTCTTGATAAATCTATCGGGAAAATCTTTGGCCTCGAAGTTGCTCTTTATAGTAATCATCTTGGTGTTGCTGGTCGTTGCGATTGCATAGCCGAGTTTGATGGAGTACCTTCAATAGTAGATTTTAAGACATCTAAAAGAATTAAAAAGAAAAACAAGATACACAGCTATTTCGCTCAAGCAGCAGCATACGCTATAATGTTTGAAGAGCGAACCGGAATGGCCATACCTAACTTGGTCATAGTCATGGATGTAGACCATGAAAAGCCCTTGGTGTTCAGAGAACATCGAGATAATTGGATAAAACTTTTAACGGAGACAATAGATGAGTATCGCAGAAGAAAGATGTTCGGACACTAATATGGCTTTGACACAAGTCATTCAGTTAAGAAACGAATTTGAAGATCTAACAAGAGGGTATAATATGCCCGAAGGATCTAGTATAGATAATATTGAGTGGTTCATAGAAAATGGCCATAGGTCAAATTCTCTTCGTAATGGATTTGCAGATGCAATGAAGATAGCGCGTAGAATTAAGGAGTACTATTATGGCAGCTCAAAAAAGACTAGAAAAAGGAAGCGTCTATGAAAAATATGATGTAGATGGTGACGGAGTCGTAAGTGATGAGGAGTTAGACGTGGAAAGAAGAATGATTGAACTTGAAGACCTCAGGTCTGACATGGAGAATGAAGATAAAAAGCAAGACGCCCAAAGAAACATGGCTTGGTTTGCTCTTGGTGGCATGCTACTTTATCCTGCTTTTGTTATTACTGCAACATTATTTAAACTTGATAATGCTGCAAAAATATTAGGAGACATGGCCGCAGTATACTTTGTATCAGTAGCGGCAATCGTGGCAGCATTTTATGGTAAAGAAGCAATCACCCAAAAGAAAGTAGATAAAAAATAATGAAACTACATCAGTATGAAAATTATGATGAATATGTAAAGGAGCAGACTCAGGCTAACGTAGCTAAGTTAAAAAACGTTTGGGTGAGAGAAAACGCTATTCAAAAAGTAGTGTCTTACAAACCTTTTGCTGCTAGCATATTGTGCCATGGAACTAGAAACGGTAAGGAACTCGAATACTTTAAAAAGTTCTTACCTCATGCCGAAGTCGTTGGAACTGAAATATCTCATACAGCTACTCAGT